TGCGCCGACGTGCTGCGCGAGTTTCGCTGCTGGCGTTCATGTCCTACGTGTGGTGGATGCCTCACCCGTTCATCATCGGTAGTCACACCCAGGCAGTTTGCGCCAGAATTGACCGTGCGATTGAAGATTACTTCAACGGCGTGTCCTCATTCATTGATATTGAGATTCCGTTTCGTCATGGCAAGTCTGACATCGTGAGTCGTGCACTGCCTGCATACTTTCTCGGTAGGTGTAGCGCGTCTCAGCCTGACGTGATTCTGACCGGATATGGCGATGCTCTGGTACGTGAATACTCGAAGGACGTACAGCGGATAATCAATGGTTCGCGTTACCAGGCACTGTTTCCGAACGTAGCCATACCAAGCAGCGAGGGTACGCTTGCCTCTTGGAGCGTGTCCACTTCGGTTGGACGTGTGACGGCAACCGGCCTGGGTGGTGCCATCACGGGTAAGGGTGGCAACCTCATTGTGGTGGACGACTATTGCAAGTCACGAGCCGAAGCACGCAGCGCAGCGTACCGTCAGCGTGTGTGGGACGCGTTCAACAACGACATCTTGACCAGACGTGGGCCTGCTGCCATCGTCATTGTGTGCGCCACACCTTGGCATGTTGACGGAATGCAGGCACGCATTTTCAATCAGATGGCGCTTGATCCCAATTTTCCGCAGTTCGATCGCATGCGGTTTCCTGCCCGTACGGCAGAGCGTGGTTGGCTGTTTCCTGAGCGGTACAGTGAAGAGTGGTACTTGTCGCAGTACGCAGCATTAGGCCGGTTTTCGAGCGGACTGCTTGACTGCGAGCCAACCGTTGAGGGTGGCAACCGGTTCAAGACAGAGCGTGGCGTAAACATTCACATTCACGATACGCGTGATGGCTGGCCAGCGTTGCGTGAAGTGCGGGGTTGGGACTTGGCCAGTTCCAAGAAAGAGCGTGATAGTGATGACCCAGACAGCACGTGGGGTGTGTGCGGTGGCGTCCAAACCACGTCAAAGAACATTCAAGGTGACGTGATCAGGGAACATCACATCTGGATAAGCGATGCGGTGACATGTCGCGAAGAGGCACCGGCACGGGACGCGCTTATCAGGAAGACGGCGCTTGCTGATGGTCCCTGCATCGAGCAGCACGTGGAAGCGTTCGGTGGTTACAAGGACGCGTTTTCTTCTGCGCGGGACACGTTGAGTGGCGCAGTGTCGGTGCACAAGTCACAGCTACCTGGTGACAAGTCGGCCAAGTTAGCGCCGTTGGAGCCTTCGTTTGAGGCGGGACATGTCCACATGTTGCGTGGTAGTTGGAACGCGGAATTGATCAAGCAGCTAACTGAGTTTCCTGACGGCTCGCATGATGACGCGTGTGACGCGCTGGCAGTAATGTTTCACGCGTGTGCTGGTGGTGAGGCACCTGACCCGTACATTGTCGGCTTTGCGCCACGTGATGACCGAAGCGTGATCTTATGATCAATAAACAGAAGAAATCCAAGGGCGCTACCAGCGCTGAGCCGATACTGTTTTCTGGTCAGGTTTCGCGAAGCAGGGAACAGAACAACCCGCTTCGCAGTCTCACGGTGGCGCGTGCGGTGTCGCTCTTTGAGGCAGCGCAGCGTGGAGATATGTTGGAATTGCAGTGGACGTATCACTTCATTGAGGGCATCGACCCCATCTTGTTTGCTCTACAGGAACGCAGGTTTGGCGCACTGGTGGAGAAAGACATCACGGTAAAGGTGGTGCCTGAGAGCAGGAGAACGAAGAAGTTCGACGAAAAGCTGGCAGAGGACCAGCGGCAGGCTCTGTCGGAAGCCTACGACGGAATAGACAATGTGCGAGAAGCCGTAGAGCACTTGGCGTCTGCCACGTTCAAGAGTTTTGCTCACTTGAACATCCACACCAACGAAAGTGGTGACGTGTCGCACTTGGAACCGCTCAACCAGTGGAACTTTCTACGCGGTGGTATGTATGGACCGTGGTACTGGAATCCCGGTGCTGTCTGCACATCACACCTGCAGCTTGGCGCTACCAGCATCATCAACCCTGACGAATTTGTTATCCGTGAATGTTACCGGCATGTCAACCGGCCAGCGCTTGTGAAGTACATTCGCAAGAGTCTTGGCGAAAAGGACTGGTCAGCGTTCGTTGAGATATACGGCATTCCGGCTGCTTTCCTAGTTATGCCTGAGAACGCGTCTGAGGCGCAAGTCAGCCTGTTCAAAACCGTGGCTGCTGCTGCTGCTCAGGGTAAATCCGGCGCGTTGCCGTACGGGTCTGACGTGAAGTTTGCTACTGACCCACGTGGTGAGGCTCCTTTCGAGGAGTATCTGTCTTGGTGTGACAAGCAGATGGTCATTGTAGGAACCGGTGGCTTGCTCACGATGCTTGCCATCTCCACAGGCATGAACAGTGGCAACGCTGATGCACACACGGAAGCATTTCGTATACTGGCCAATGCCGAGGCACTTCGCATATCTGAGTGCCTGCAGCGCAGCGTGGATCGTAAGGTACTGAACAAGAACTTTCCTGGTAAGCCTGTACTGGCGTACTTTGAGATGGCAACCAAGGACCAGCTTAACCCGTCTGCTGTGCTCGATGACATGGTTAAGGCCAAGGCAGCGGGTCTTGAGTTCAACCCTGACGAAGTTTCCGAGAAGACAGGCTACACGTTCATCAGCGCAACAAACCCTACCGACGATGAAGAGGACGATGACGCAGGGGATGGCGAAGGTGACGACGACGATACCCGCTCTTCGCTCAACGCTGATTTGTCTGTGCTACCTGCAGTAAAACAGGCAACGGCTATACAGGATGGCATCTTGTCGGACTGGATAAAGAAAATCGAAGACGCGTCTGCAGCGGCTAAGACGGAAAAGGATTTTCTTGCAGCGATTCAGTCTATCGTTGACGAGATGCCTGCAGACTTGCTCACAAAGGAAAACGTTGACAAGCTGGCGCTACCGCTCCAGCGTCTGATGACTGACGCTGTTGTGGGCCAGATCAGTAAACCACAAGGTAAAGCAGGGTAACGGTATGGACACAAAGACAGAATGCTTGAGTGTCATAGTGCTGAATGCAGCTTTCAACATCGCTGAGGACACAGCTGCCATTTTGAAACCACAGCGCGTGTGGGGCAGGATAGCACCGGCCACGGGCGAAAAGAACGCTTTCACCACCAAGGGTAATTTGCTGATGCAGCGGTTCTCGAAGGAGTCGAACGACCGCGTTGTCGCGAACTTCGAGTCAGAAGTGCTGGTTGACAGGGAGCACATGTCAGAACTTACGAGCGACACCACGGCGTACGCGTGGATAGACGAACTTGATTCACGTCCTGACGGGTTATATGCTGCGTTCAACACTACTGACATTGGCTGGGAAGCGTTGCGTAACCGCAGGCTTCGTTTTCCGTCTGCGGTCTTCTTCCTTGACGAAAACGGCTACCCGATGAAACTAAAGTCGTGTGCTTTGACCAACAAGCACAACCTCAAGCAGCTTGGACCGATCCTCAATAAGGATAGTGGGTCCGCAACCGAGCCTGGGCGGAACCCAGGTGATGGGGTGACGGCTAATAGCCTCACCATACAACAGGAAGGAGAGCAGATGAAAGAACTGCTCGCCGTGTTGGGGCTGAGCGAAACTGCCGATGCTCCAGCGGCTCTGAATAAGGTCAAGGAACTGATCGTAGAGCGGGACACGCTCAAGGGTAAGATCAGCGACATGACCAAGGCAGCGCTGAACCGTGAAGCAGACGAGTTCATAGCCGCGAACAAGGCCAAGATCAAGGATCCCGCCAAGATCAAGGAATTGTTTGTGCTGAACAAGGAAGCAACGGTAGCCCTTGTCACTGCGATGAACGATGGCGCTCCTGCGCCAGCGCCTCAGCAGATCAGGCGGTCAGACGGCAAGTTGCCCGATGGGGCACCGGGTTCCAGTTCGGTGACGCTCAACAAGGAAACCGAACGTATGGAACTGATTGACCAGATTCGCACACAGAAGAGGGTATCACCAACGGTGGCGTATACCATGGCGAAGAGCAAGCGCCCAGACTTGTTCGAGTGATACGCGGTAAACAGTAACAGTAGCAACAAGGAGAAATACGATGACAGTAAGACTGGTGCTCCCCAACAAGTCTAGTACTGACTTGTCGGCGTACGACGGGTACGCTGTGAAGTTCGATACGGATGGTTTGAACGTGTGCAGCGCAATTACCGATCAGGCTATCGGCATACTCACAAAGGCTGGTGCCACTGAGTCGGAAGTTTGCATTCATGGCGAATGCTTGGCGAAGTGCGGCGCGGCTGTAACGGCTGCTAAGCACGTCATCCCTCACACGGATGGAACGGTGAAGAACACCACGGCTTCTTCGCAGGAGTTCGCTCTTGCGTTGGAGACTGGTGTTACGGGTCAGTTCGTCAACGTCTTCGTTCTTGGATCGAACAAGACCGTTGCCTAATCTGGCTAACAACAGCGAAGGAAAGGAAGCGAAAGGAACAATACCATGGCTAACAGACCGAACAATGTGACGATTCGCACAGACCTGAGGGATTATGCCCTTATGGTTGCACAGGAACTCCAGCCTATCCGCAGGCTGATCGATGTTCTTGCGCCTGTGGTTCCCACGGGTGGTAGCAACGGACAGTACAACAAGTTCGACACGCAGGCTGCGTTTGTGGCCTACCAGAAGACCTTTGCGCGTCGTGCGGTTGGTGGCGCTGCAAACGCTATCACGCTGCTCAACGACGTGGCTTCGTTCTCTGCCATGCCAAACGGACTCAGGATTTCTGTTGACGAGTTCGAGCGGCAGCAGGCTGGTAACGATGCTGGCGCATACAACCTGGTTGAACAGGCCAAGACGCGTGTCCTCACGATCAACAGCTATACGGCCATGCTGCTTGACGTGCTGACCACGATCAAGGCGTCCGTTTCGGCAGAAGCCGGTAAGGGCAGTTGGGCTGATGCCAACGTTGACCCCATTACGGAGTTGAACAAGGTCATACTCGCCATCTACGTTGCTACGGGCATTGTCCCCAACAACATAGTCTTCGACTTTGGCGCGTGGACGGTGTTCCAGAACAACGCCAAGGTTCGCGCTCGTATGCCTGGGGCGGACGTTGCGATGATCACCCCTGACCGCATACGCGGCCTGCTCAGCAACCCGAACATGAACATCGAGATTGCCACTGCGGCGGCGATTGCTGCGGCCGGTGGTGGTGTCGGTTCCAGTTCGGCAAGCAAGCAGTCGGTGCTGAGGACGAGCGTGCTGGTGTTCTTCAACAGCATCACGCCTACGCAGTTCGACCCGTCGTTCTGCAAGACGTTCTCGCCTACGTCGAACCTGTTCAGTGATGTCTTCACGTACCGTGAGGAGCCTCACCTGGACTGGCTGGAAAACAACTGGACGTCCCAGACCGTCGTGGTTGCGTCGTCGCTCTGCAAGCGGATCGACGTTGCCACCGCGTACGACGTGTAACAAACCGGTGTGGGGTGTGTTGGTCACCCAATGCACCCCACGCCACAACAACAGTAAGATGGAGAAGAACAACATGAACGAAAAGAAAAAGAGCAGGCTCATTGTGGCAGTGGCGTGTGTGATAACGGTTCTTGCCATGGTGGCTTCCGTGCGTGCTGGTGACGTGTTTGGTAATGCCAAGGTCACTATCGGCATAAACGGAACGTCCACGTACACGAACCTCAACAGCAGCGCCAGTGTCGTGATACAGCGTCTGTGGGTTCACTACGACCTCGCCACGATTGACACTGTGACGGTTACACGCGTGACCAGTACGACGTACGACGCCGACTCTAACGCGTACACCAACACGATTGGAACCGTGGTGACTGCTGCTGGATCGGGTAATGTCAACCTTTCCACGAACCTCTATTGGGGCTTGCGGTACGGTGACAAACTCGTGTTCCAGACTACCACAGGCACGGCGAATACCGGCGCTGTGGTGGTTGTTGAGTACAGGCAGCAGGAGCACTGAGCCAACTAACGCGTGACCACTCATGGCATGCACACACCAACCACCCCGTGTAGCCACCCCCAACCCTCCCTACATGGCCGTTGGTGTGTGCATGCTTCTCTTTCTTAGGTAACCCAATGTCAACTAACTGGATTGTACTTTCAAGCGTGGACGTAGCAAGCTACATGTCTGCGTCACAGGTTAAGCTTACTACGGAAAGTAACAAAACAGAGGACCAGACCGACGTTGACATTATGATCAGCGTGATTCGTGACAGGTCTAATTACGTAAGGGGTAGGGTGTCTGGAAGAGTGACCCTGAGCGACACGGCCTTTTCCGTTCCACCCGAACTAAAGAGCATCACGTGCTGGCTCATAGTTGAGGCGCTGACGGGAAGGATACCGACGCTGCTACTCAACGAAGACCAGCGTGCGATGATAAGGCGAGCGTATGACGACCTTTTGTTGGCGGGAACAGCAGACTTTGCCATCACCACGCCTACTGACCCGACAGACACAACCACGTCGTTTGGTGTGACTTCACCTTCATTCTACACGGAGCCGACAACAGGAACCCGTTACTTTACACGCATTCAACAGGAAGGTGTGTAGTGCCACTAAAAGTAATGCCGTCGCAAGCTGCCATCAAGAAGCTGGCAGTAAAGAAGATAGTGGCGTCGAAAATGCGTACCAGGGAATGGATGCGTGTTCCGCTTGCCATTCGTGATCGTGCCTTCTTCTCTGCTGGCGTGGAGTGGACCAACGGACTGTCGGAAATGAAGGATAAGCTTAACCTTGCGATATCGTTGCGGCGTGAGGAAGTAGAGCGTGGCAGTGCATACGTTACGCGGTCCTCGTTCATTGGTGACGTGAGGAAGATGGTTCTTGCCAGCGGTAAGGGCACGGGAACTGACCCATATGATGTCAAAGACCTTGCATCTGCAGCGCGTCTTGGGTTGATCTACGATGTTCAAACGTCTCTTGCCACTGGATATGCACGGTGGCTCAAAGACCAAGATCCTGACCTTCTTGACATGTTTCCCGCACAGGAGTTGTTGCCGTCTGTTGCAGCGAACCCAAGGCCGGTTGAAGAGTGGGAAAAACGGTGGACGAAAGCTGGTGGCACTGTGATTGATGGTCGTATTGTGGGACTCAAGAACGACCCTGCATGGTCCAAGCTTTCCGTCTTTGGCGTACCATATCCGCCGTTCGACTTTGGTAGCACGCGTGTTCTGATCGACATTGAAAGGGCAGATGCCGAAGACATGGGACTGCTCAAGCCCAGCGACGTAGTGAAGCCAACCACCGAAGACTTCAACGAGTCACTAAAGGCATCCATGACCAACGTTGCACCTGGTGTCCTGTCACGTCTCAAGAAAGTGATGGGAGACAAGATAGCCGTTGAGGGTAAAGAGATACGGTGGCTAAATGAGTGACGGTGTGACTATCAATCCTTCTTCACCGTACCCTTCTCCAGAGATAGACTCTGTACGTATGCTTACCGTAGCCGGAAAGAGCGTAGAAGTCGAACTGCGTAGACACTTCATGCAGTTAGACACGCGTGGTAACAGCATGGGTTGGCCCAGGAAGCATATCTGGCACAAGATTTCTTCTGCCACGTTGCTTGGCCGTGTCACCAAGGACAGCGCCACTGTGGCCATTACCAACCCGATCTTCAACATGAAGCTTTATGGTGGTGTAGTAACTCCAAAAAGGACGAGGACTCTTGCCATTCCCAACACGGCGGCGGCGTACAGCGCGGGTTCTCCGCGTGAAGGTGTAGCGCCGTCGTCGCTCAAGGTGTTAAAGTTCAGAAAATCGGGCGCACTGGCTCTGGCTGAGGTATCCGGCAAGGCAATAACGGTGTGGTATTGGCTGGTCAAACGCGCTACAATTAAGGCTGACCCAGAGGCTCTGCCCAGCATGGAAGAGCTAGAATCAAAGGTTGGAAGAACAGTTGATGCGTTTGTACAGCGACAATTGGCAAGGTCAAGCTGGGGTGTCGCATGAGCAGTCAAACGTTGAAGAGTCAAGATCCGCTATTGTGGATGCAGGAAGAGATTGAAGGTGTGCTGGTCAAGACACCCTGGTTTAGCAGTCTATCGGACTGCATCATTGTTGCGGACAAGGGTGACGCGCTCAACAGCCTTAGCATGCTGCTTTCCAAGACGGGTCTTGCTATTGTCATCGAGCCTATAGCCACGAGCGTTTCCTACAGCGGCAGCGAAATCGTTCTGACGTGGGACGATGCTAACCCGATAATGATCACGGTCTTTGAGGACGTTAATGCCAACAGAAACTCGCCAGACGGAAAAAAGAAGCGAGCATCTGAGGTAGCTGTGCAGATCATCAAAGCTTTCAAACCTTCTGTACCTGCAACGCCTTGCTGCTTCACCAAGGCCGTACTGCAGTCAGATTCCGATGGCAAGTGCGTCTACTCGCTGTCGGGTAGGGCAATTGTGAAGCTGTAGAGGTTAACTATGGACATTCCGTTTGGAGCCATACAGGAACTTGGAGCCATCGCAGGCTGGAACGAGCAAACGCCAGATCGCAGTACAGCTAGTGACCGTAAGTTCACGTTAAGCAAGGACGGGAACGAAACAGATTCCCACGTCCACAACCCAAAGGTCGAAGTCAACGTGCCTTACGTCGCTGACACAGACGGTACGGTTGTGATACCTGGTACGATTGGCGCAATCGTCAATTCGCTCGTTCTCACGCAGATTCAGGTCAACACCACTGCCGAAGACTACGCGAAGATGTCGCTGCAGGCACATGACCACACGGAGAATCCGCATGCTACCGTGCGGTCTGGCACACACGCCATACCGGCGTTCAATGGCTTTGGCGCTACCGATTTCCTGGGTGGCACTGCAGGCACTGATGCAGCAGTAGAGTCGTCCTCTCTCACCATCAAGTGTGAGCACGTTGACATCACTGGTGACGGCGGCACGCATGTTGACGGTGAGAACTACCACGCCACGATCGAAGCTGAGACCACTTGGCATGGGGTGCCTAGTGTTGAGGCTGATCCAGCGTGGGATAACGTTACGTCACAGACCAAGACCAACAATCAGGGTCACAAGACAACGACCGTTCGCGGGGTTAAGTCTGTATCTCTGGCGTAGTGGTCTATGAAAGTTGTAGTCTCTACAACTGACATCACTTTCAGCGGCGTAGCGTTGCGCAAGGGGCAGCGCTACGTCGCTTCTGATAACGTTGCAAGCTGCATGGTAGGCGCAGTGCCTGGTGTCGTCCGTATGGTTGCCGACGCCACGATTTATACCAGACCGTGGCGGGGTGAAGACCTTACGGGCAAGACCCTGCTCGTTTATCGTGCGTTGGGGCTGGGTGACGAGTTTCTCGCTGCCAGACTTTGTGAAGTGGCTAAGCGTCGTCACAACGCAGCAGTTGTGAAGTTTGCCTGTTTTGAAGCACACCATCCGATCTGGGCACACGCGGAGACGCCGTTTGTTCTGCTTCCTTCAATCGTCCCGTGGGAAGATTGGGCAAGCGCCACGTGTCATGTAGTGGGCGAGCACTGGTGGGAAAGCTTAGGCACATCCGATCAACCTGACTGCTTTGGTGTGATGGCTGCCGTTTGTAACATCGAGATTGCCGTAGAAGACCGGCTACCCCTAGTACCGTATCCACCTGTTGAAGTCTTGACCAAAACGGCAGACCACCTTAATCAGCGGGTGGGTAACCGTTCACTCGTCCTGTGGCAGGCTTCGGCAACGTCAAAGATTCGGTCCTACTCGGTAGAACAGACGCATAGGGCCATAGGCGCTGTGCTTGAGCAGACAGACGCCGTGGTTGTGGTTATCGGGCACCCAAAGCAGATAGAAGCCTACGAGATTGAAGAAACCGATCGTATCGCCACTTACTCTGGCGGCATACCAGGCTTGATCGCTCTGACGGCAGTTGCGGCTGGTCGTCGCTCCTGTGTGGTGTGTCCGGATTCCGTTCTTGGCCACATCAGTGCTGCGTACCCAAAGCTGCCGGTTGTTTCGCTCTGGTCAAGCTTTGACCCATCACGCAGAGTTGCTTCCTATACCAACCACAAGCCAATCTTCAACCGCATTCAGTGTAGTCCGTGCTGGGCACACGAGCAGTCTGGAGATCCGCGCAACTACAAGGGCTGTCCGCTTACTGCTTGTGGTGACTATTGTGCTGGGCTGCGCTGCATCGAACCCGCGAAGGTTGCTGCTGCCGTGGTTGACATGCTTGGGAAGGGCGCACAGTGAGACTGCCACGCAACAAAACTACGCTGCTTTGGAAGACTGCAATTCGTGAGTTGTCGTCTAACGGCGTGAACGTTGACCCAGAAGACGTGGTTTGGCTTTGGCAGCTTGCAGATCGCGTCTATTTCACGGCAGGCCGTAGGCTTCTCTTTACCCGTGCACCTATGTTCTTACCCACAGCGTCTCTTGGTGCTACTCGCACTTCACCGCTTGTCCTTTACCCCATCACTCTACAGGGTATTGATTGGCTGCTCGCAGTTAGTGTCTGGTGGAAAGGCTCGGACATGCTGCCTGCCGCTTTTGCATGTGCTCACTCTGACGGAGAGAAGCACGCTATTTTCCACGAGACTGATCATGGCACCATAGAAGCTACCGTTGCTAGCTGGGCTAGCACGTTACCGTGCACACCCGAAGACCTGAGGCATGCTGTTCAACTCCAGACAGAGACGCCAGATGTCAGTATTGAGACGGACACAGCACACACAGTAAGCACGTCTGCTGTTGATTGGGGCGAACTGCTGGCTCTTCTTTCTGGCGTGTATCACGTTGCGCCGTGGGACTTGCTGATGCGTCCCTTCTGTGATATAGAAGAGATGCTGGACAAGATGCCTCGTATTGCTGCGCTTCATGGGCGAGTCGTGGAAGACCAAGACAGACGTAAAACCTTACGCGAGTTCCAGGAAGGCGTATTGTACCTAAAGCGTACGTACGCGACAGTAACGCCGGTTGAAAAACCATGAGCAAGAACGTTGAAATCACGATTTCCGTTAGGGACCGTGCGAAAGCGGTTATATCTGACGTATCAAAGGCTTTCCACAACCTGTGGGCAGCTGTAAAGAGTGGAGACCTTGGGCAGATCTATCGCGGGTTTACGGGGTTGTTTGCTGCAGGACACGTTATTAGTTCTGCGATACGCGGCGTAATCAGCACGATAAAGGGTTTTGCTGCGGCGGTAAACGAGTACATCGCACAGGTTGCTGAAATTGAACGAGCCACTAACCGTCTGGCTCGTGTCATGGGTTCCAAACTGTCAGCACGCAGGGAAGCAAAGCAACTCATTGAACTACCAATAAAGGTAGTGTTTGACGAGTCCGAAATAATCGCCGCAGACGCAGCACTGAGGCGCAAGACAAAAAATGCTTTAGGTGGAGTAGAGGATATAAGTTTGTTGGCTGATGTGGCCGTATCAACCAACACTTCGCTTTCTGAATTGGCTGACACCATTGGAATTATCGTTGGTAGGCTGCAAGCCGGTGATGACAGCTTTGGCCGTTTCGCGATGCAGCTTGTGTCTTCCGGTGCTGTTACTGCTGACGTTGTGGCTGAGATGGAGCGGCTGGTCAAGTCGGGTAAATCTGCGGGTGATGTGGTTAACTACCTTTTTGATGCACTTAAGCGTGACCACGGTGGTGCGTTTAGCGACATCACAGACGACATTGACTCTCTGGCAAGACGCTTGCGAGAACAGATCAACGACGCCAAGCGTGAACTTTCATCCGGTCTGTTTCCCATGCTTCGTGATTATGGCCTTGCCATTGAAGCTGCCGTTATGGGTTGGGGTGTTGGGTTAAGTAGAGGATTCGTCTGGTTGACCCGCACTATAGCCGCACAGATCGCCAAGGCTACAGGAGACCTTGAACGGTATAAAAATCTTACTACCAAACCGGGTGTGGAAGAAGCATCATCCGAAGAAGCATCCTCAGAGGAAACCCCTTTAGAGGAAGCTGCAGCACCAGAAGCACCCGCAGTGCCAGCGGCTCCGAAAGCACCGAAAGCAGTAGCGGGGACTCCTCCTGCAGGGGTTCCTTCTACTACTGAAACTCCTCCTCCTTCTACCACTACGCCAACTAAGGTTTCCCCTGTAGTAGCGCGTAGAACTTCTTCTGCGGCTGCACGTAAGAAAGCGGTAAATGCTGCCGCTAAATACGCTTTCGATCCACAAGAAATTGCTGCTGAACGTAAGGCGATGGCAGAAGAAGATGCCAGAGCAGCAGAACTCGAAGAACAAGCCCGTAAGCTAGACGAGGACGCGTTTCTAAAAACGGCGTCTCCAGAGCGTCGCGAGCGCTTTTGGGGTAAGAAAGCGCAAGCAGCTAAGGAAAAGCGTGACGACTTAAGCCTATCACGATTGGAACGAGCCAAAGCATCTGTTGAGTTCCAGGAAGCTGCGGAGTCCGAACGCACAGCACGTGAAGAGGTAAAGGCGAAACTTCGAGCCGACGCAGATGCTGTTATTCAGAAAGAGAAAGAAGATAGGGAACGATCAAAGGAAACTGCAGCTAACCTCAGGCAGCAGGAGCAAAAAGGCCTACAAAGCCTGCACGATAAGGAAGCTGATCGGTCAAGCAAGCTTACCACCCAGGCGCGTGAACAGGCTCAATTCGCGGACAAGGCTGTTGACGCTGCTGAAACTGCCCGTGCTCGTGTCCTCGACCCTGCTGATGCTCGTAACGCTGACCGTGCAGAAGCACGTAAGAAGAAAGAAAAGGCAAGAGACGATAAGCACATCTCTAACCTTCTGCGTAGCGCGAAGGCTGCAGGATACGAAGTGCTGCAGGGACCAGGGGGCATCTTTGAAGCTATCAAGACCGGTAAGGGTGGACCGATTTCCAAGCGTCTAGCTGATGCTATAGTGGCAGACGCAAAAGCAAAGTTTGCAGAGCAGCAGAAGGCAGAGGCTCAGCGCCTCGACCGCGAAGCCAAGGAAGCTGCAAAGCGTAGTGTCGAATTACTCAAGCTAATTGAAGAACACACTAAGGCTGGGCCGGTAGTCTAGGAGAACAAGTCATGCCGTGGTCAGCTACAGTTGATGACGCGCACAAAATCCACCGCAGAACCCGTATGGTCAAGGAAGTTATGACGCTTTCCGATGGGTCAACCGGATCGTTCCTGGGCCAGATACAGCGTCGTAACACAATCACGTCAGAAGAATGGGTAGGCATCCAGGGTACGGTTGCTGTTGATTATGTTGGATCGCATGCGACGGACTCAGATGTTGAAGACATCTCTGCTGAGATAGCCAACGACGCCGGTGCCTATAGCATAAGAAAAGAAACCATTGCACTAGGCACGTGGTACTGACATGAGACTTAAAAACGACTTCAAGGGACAGACAGGCGAGCGAATCCCGCATGACTGGTTGAACACTATTGCCAACTTTTGGAACGACCTGCAGGTCGTTGGTGGATCTCTCACAAGAAGATCCGATGGTAGGTTCACGACTATAGGTTTCGCTGGTGGTGGCGGTGGTTCTCCGTTTAGGTCATCTTTTGTTATTGTGAGTTCAAGCGGTACGATAGGTACGCTGCTTCCTGGCCAGTTTTTCGTTGATGGCGTTGCGGTGACCATTACAGGGTTACCGGCAACCGTGGCAGCAAGCGCTCATCGTGAAGCGTGGATTGAGCGAAACACGTCGTCAAGCGCCGTTGACTGGAAGGAAGGCACGGCAACACCTGCATCTGCTGGAACCATACGCGTTTATCCCGTACTAGAGATTGATGTTGCTGGTGGCACAATAGCAACGGTTACGCATGCACACCCCGCAGATTTCCATATTGGTGCTGGTCTTACCGCTACTGGCACTTGGCAACTCATGGGGACCAGTGCTGAACACGGCGATTCGGCTGCAATCGACACATGGACAAGCGGCGGCACGAGTGGACTCCAATTCACGGCGCTGGTTGATATCGGCTACGACCACACTGCAGGAACGCCGCGCTTGTACGGTGTCAAACGCACAGGCACATACGATCGCCACGGCAACTTAACTGGTGTTAGCGCTGAGTCCCTTGTTGAAATAGATGTTCCAATTTCGCATGCTCTTCTCGGAACATGAGTGTAGAAAGACATTTCGTTTTTGATCCGGCCAGCGGACACTTTGCCCGTGATCCGACGACCGGCCATCTGATTTATGCGGCCATTGCAGATCCGTCTTACTCTGGGTCAAGCGGTAAGAAAGGTGAACACACGGACAGCACTGCTGGTGATCCGCCAGTCTACCCACCGGAATCGGCTGCCATGTCCGAAGCAGTCACCGCCATGCAGGCGGACTCCTGGGGGTACACAACATTCCCGTCGCGATCAACGTATAAGTTCTGGAACGGCAGCAGCGCAAACACGCGCTGTCGTGCTTCTTGCCGTGAATACAGTTACGATTCCAGCGAATATGCTGGTGCAACCATTGTCGGCGCGTTTCTTACGATCAACGCGTCGTCTTCGATAGACGTTTACCGCATCAAATTCGCCGTTTCAGCGTCGTCCTCGCCGTCAGATACCTGGTCTGTCATTCACGACTCGCCGCACTACACCGGAAGCGCCAACGGGACAACTCTCTTCGTCCCATTCTCTGCAACTCTCGATGACTATTTCTTCATCTATTTCAGCGCTGACGACTACTCTGCCTTGTCTCTAGCCGATCCTGGTTACGGTAGCGCAACCACTGGCAAGGATGTTCCAATCATGAACAGCGGTGGAAATCTTCGGTTCGTCCTCACGTCATAGGAGCACCCATGCACACACAATGCAAACGCCTTGCGCTCACTCCACTGATTTTGGCGCTTCTAACCTATCAAGGGTTGGCCCAGGTTCCAACGATCGGGCGCATTGTTCAGTGTTCTGACCCAGCAACGCGAATTGACCACGAGTTGATACGTGGTGAGTCTATCTACCTTGAATACAGGTATGAGCAGACGGGTGTTACGTTCAGCGTGCAAGCGGCAACCAATGTGGCGCTGCGTTTTCGCAGTAGCGACATGACGAACACTTTCTATTCTCTAGCAGGTACGGTTACTGGCAGTACCGCTAGGTTCCTATGGGCACCTGCATACCAGGTAGCCGCTACGACTTTGACTTACTCTGTAGTTCTGGATGGTGCTACAGGTGCCAACATGCGTGCATACGGCACTATTAAGCAGCTTGGTAGCGTACAGGGTGTGGCGAGCAACACACCCACTGTTTACATCCCTACACCATGGGCAGACGCAATAAGCGTCCTAAATACAGCGTTGACCGTAAGCGCGTCGTGGACAACCCTTACAGGTATACCTACCGTTTGGAATGGCACCGCAACTGATACTGTTGCCCGTGCTGGGGTGGATGCTGCCACTAATCGGATCGCAGTCATTGAAGCAAACACTTCGCGCTGGGAGTCCGCATACATCAACTCAACGCAGTGGCTCGCTTCTGTGGCCTACAGCATTACATCTGGTCTCACGAATCAGTGGACGCAGGGCTACATCGCAGGCACGAACTGGCTTGCTTCTGCTGCGTATGGCATCACTTCCGGAATGGTGGCCAACTGGAACTCCACAACGAACTGGCTCACATCTGTGGCCTATGCAATCACCGCAGGCGATACGAATAACTGGACTACGGCATGGACATGGGGCAATCACGGAGCGGCGGGGTATCTGACGTATACCTCAACCCAAACTATCGCCGGGGCCAGTGTGTCGGGCACGGTGCCAAGCGCGTCGGTTGCGGGCCTTTCCAGCAACACGCTCGCCCAAACCCTTGCGAACGGCATCAACACCGGCGGTTACGATATTGATTTTTCAAGCTCAGGCGACGAGATACTCGTCAACGGCGCGGTCGCCATCAGTCCGCGAGATAAGCGGCTCTACGACCCCGCGTATCCCAACACCTACTTCGATTGGGCGGGGATGGTCGGGTACTACCAAGGCAATATATGGATAGATGCTGGCAACCGAACTCTTTTCTACGATTCTAGTATCCCCGTTTTGCGATGGTCTGGCGTTATCGGAACGACTATCCCGAAAATCTGGTGGGACTCGGTGGATACCGCCATCAAGTTTGAGATACCTGTCAAACTGACCAACTCCACGCTACACGCCTACGGCGGCATCAACCTCCGCGACCCCGGCGGCGTCAACGACTATGCCTTCTTGCTCCGTGGCACAAACTGGGCAGAGGCCGACGCGCTCAAGGTCCGTCTTGTCCAAGTCGGCGGCACAAACAGCATGGTTCTGTCTGGTCCCGACGGCACGGTGATGACCCTGACCGAGCCAAGCGACACATTCCCCGGAACCTTCGACTTCTACGGACCTGTCAACCTGCACGCTGGCGGCAACGTGGTCACGCAAGGCGTCAAGATCGCGGCCAGCACCAACGCCGACTATGCGGCGAGCGCAGGTACGGCGGCGAACTCGACGAACCTTGACGGCATCGCGGCGACGAGTTACCCCACCAACTACGGCCCCGCCTATTTCCAGTATGCCCAGAAGACAGGCACCAATCCGGCCCCGACCGATGCGGACTTCGTGACACAAGGCGAACTCTCGCAGCAAATTGCGGGGCTGTTGGAGCAGACCGTTTACGGTGCAACGAACCAACACGCCACGCTGGGCGCGGGGTATGCTTCGTTCCTTTCAACGCTGCCGGCGAACCTGTGGACGAACAGCTACACGCTTGGCACCAGCTATGCGCTGGTGGGCAACCGATTCATGACAAATGCGCTCGCCAGCGGGACCATCCTGCCTGCGGGCGCGGTCTTCCATCATCACGTCAACGCCAACGTCTCGGCACTCAACGGCGGCGTGTACTACTCACGGCTTGTGCTTGTAAAGTCCGACCTCAGCGCAACGCAGGAGGTTGACTCTGGTTCTGTTGTGACGCCAGCAATCGCAATCACCGAAATGGACTCGGTGTGCGTAGTTACAGCGCAAGTCACGGTTGCCAGCGGCACATGGTTCTTGGGCGTCGAGCGGTATGCAAAGCGTGACGTGGGTGCGGCGGTCACGCTCAACATCTATGGCGGCGACGGAAATCCGACACGGCTAGAGTTCCCTTCGTCGCTGGTGGGCGGCGGGTCGCTCGTGGCAGCGGACAGCTACAAACTCGGCGGGATTGTGGCGGCGAGTTACGTCACCAACAACGGTGCGACGGTGAACGGGCAGGCGGTGAGCAATGGCGCGGTGATCGCCATAAGCAGTCTGACTCCCGGCGCGCCGAGCAATACGTTGGCGGCGGCGGTCACGAATCTCGCTGGTGGCTACTTCGACGCCTACAAAACCGTGTACTATGTCAGCACCTACTCGCTCGGTACGATTACGGTTTCACGGGCGTGGGGTGACTCCGTTGCCATCGGCCTGACCAACAACGCAACGATCACGTTCAGCGCGGCAGAGTGGCCGTCAAACTCGATGGGGTGCGTGGCGGTCTCGCTGCACCCGAACGGGTTTTCAACTACGTTTGCCCCTTCGATGATTTCGACGAACTCGGCAACGAACACGATTCCCGGCTCGGCCGGGTTGGTGATTCAGACGAACGCATGGAACTTGCTGACGTTCGCTAAAGGATGGGGCTGGACTGTCTTTGGGGTACATGACAGATAGGAGACGACTATGAAACTGACCACACTGATGCTCGCATTGCTCGCCACCGCCGCACTCGCGGCTGACGTATGGGTGCATCCGATTACGCAAAGTCGGACGCCTCCGATATGGATCAACGGAACCACGCCGCCGACCGCCGCGCAGTTGCAGGCGGCAGGCTGGCGACTTTGGGACGGCACGGAACCCGCGCTTGACCCTAGTATGGAGCGGTTGTCGCGTTCTCTGGCGCAAGACCCCGCGAATCCTGAAAGGGCCGTGATGCAGGTCGTTGACGGCAGCATCGCGGAGCGTCTGGCCCGTGAGAGAGCGGCGCGGCTACAGGACTTTGCCGCCACGCAGGCGACCAACGCGGTGATATTCCGCACGACACTGCGACGGCACTTCGGGGCTGGGGCGGAAACGAACCGGCTGGTTACTGCTACAGCCGTTGCGGGTTACTTCACGGCCAAGCAAATCACGGGCACCATCACAGCGCAGGAGTTGGCCGACGCCGTGGTGCTCGACAAACTGTTCGAGACCTTGAGGCGATGGAACGGCACGGACGAAACATGGACGCTGCCTTGGGAATATGTGCCGTGAGGTTGCGCACCGTCATAGTGATTCTCGCCCTCGCCTGTGCGGCCACGGCCTCGGCAGGCTGGGCACGGTGGTTCGGAGCGAGCAGGCCGACGGCGACAGCGGCGGCAACCGGAGTATACCGCGCCAGCGATCTGCTCGTTCGGTTTGTCGGGGACACGCCCGGTACTGTGATATGGCGCAGCAATCTGGTCAATGGTGTGTTTGCCACGGAGATCGGCACGCCGGTCAACGCCACTAACGGGTGGATGGAGTGGCTGGGCACGGATCAGCGGCCTTTGATTACTGTCACAGCAACCAACTGGACGATTGCGCTGGCATACGAGTGCTACGACACCAGCGCGTACCGTGGCCTGATTGGCCTGTGGAACCATCCAGACAACGCGCACCTGATGGCCGCTTACGCGGGGTCAGTGTACACACGCGGATTCACCAACAGCGTCACTCTTTGGGATGCTGCAATCCGGCCACAGTACGGGTCGGGCACTGTTGTCTACGCCGCGCTGTCGTATGATCGGGCGACAACCAATCTCTATGCGATGGTCGCCACCGGCACACCTCGCGTCGTTACTGGGTGGTACACCAGCAGCACGGCCAAACCCTACTATCAGGGATCGGTCAACTTTGAGATGGGCGTGGAAAAATTGAGTTACTTCTTCAAGGGCCGCACAGCCGACATTCGCATGTACAAGGTTGCGATGGCGTCTAACGAGTTGACCACCCTGCTTGGGAATATACCTATACCGCCATGACCCCTGCCGACTGCATACGTCCGTTGATTCGGCCAGACCTCGCGCTGCTGCGGCAGGGGCGGAGGATGACCGCATGGCCAGCACCCGTGATCCTGCCCGACGAGGTGGCGTCATGCAAGAGAGGCAAGCTGCTGAACTACAAACACGGCTTGGTGCTCAACTGGCTGGAAGAGGAAAGAGTTTGCCTCTTCTGGCGCAAGACGTGGTGGGAAGCCAAGATACACGACGTGCACCCGCTCATGTGGTGGGACGAGCGATTGAAGCGGTATTGCATGCCGGATCGGCACGAAGCACGAACGGATCTTGGTTCGACCCCGGTGTGGATGCAGGGCATCTTTCCAGCGACGGAAATGCCGTGGGCCTACTATCCGCATGACAGCGGCTACCGATGGGGCGGGATGTGGACGGCTGTTACCCTTGACGGTGAATGGACGTTTACGCGTATGTCCCGCCAGACCATTGACGAGATGTGCCTGCTCGCCATGCCGGAAGCGGGTGGAATGAGCGCGATCAAACGTGGGACGATCTATGAGTCTGTACGCCTTGCTGGTTGGGCATGCTTCAAGCCGAAGCCACCCATGCCGGTGGATGTGAAGAAAGGATGACAACATGACGGCTGAGGGAGACGTGCTCAAGAAGATGATGATGGAACACTTGGCGAAGGCCAAGGCTGGGGGTTGCACGGCAGATGGTCACGCTGCCCTCGTTGAGTATCTGGAAATCAGCGCCACCATCCACCAAGCCACGCTGTCTGACATGAAGGCTGACGTGAAGGCCATCCGCTTGCTGGCTGAGAAGAGGGGCAGCATCTTCGGCGCGGTGCCTTGGGCGCGACCAGCGAAGGTAACGGGCGTCACCGGCCTTGCCGCCTCTGTGGTATGGGCGCTAGCAAAGCTTTACGGGTTGGTGCCATGACCAACCCACACACTACACGAGAGTAACTTGTGACTCAGGCGTGAAAACGCAGTTTTCATAGTCAACTGTCGTTTCAACCGTCAGTGCATGTGGTCTTATTGGCGACGGATTTCTGATCTTAGCGGCATGTACCCTGGCGATGGGAGGAAAGTTTTCTCTCTCCTGCTCGGTTTGGTTAATTGATGTAAGCAGGTCAGCAACCTGTGGAATCGCCCAGCATTCTGCCACATCCTGCATACCCAATACGTAACCACCACTACCTGCAGCAGGCACGCTTCTCATTTCGCGGACCGGCGCTCTTTGCGGTTGAGTAGCTGTCCACACGGGACACCTGTACTTGTTGCCCAGCGCTCTTATCTTTAGTACGTTCTCTGATATGGCGTCGTACTTGCTACCTGACCTGTTCGTGTTTGGTGTGGCTAAGTGTATTAGGTGGTCAACAATGATACAGGCTGCTTTGGCTTTGCTGTTCAGCAGGTCAGTTTCAATCACCGAGTCGATAAAGTCAACGCCGATCGAACCTGCAGAGGCGTGAATGATGTTGACCTTCTCGTTGTTGTAGTCCCAACCAGCAAGATACTTGGCTATGATTGACCGTACGCTCATTTCCAGAGTGAAGTGATAAACCACACCCAGCGCTGGCTTTTGCGCCAATGCACGTCCTATCTGGACGAGCGCCGTGGTCTTACCCACGCTAGGTGGTGCCAAGATGACGCCAAGTTCGCCACTACCCACAGTTGCCCACGAGTCAAACACCGTACCGGTCCTGTACGTGTAGTCGTACTTGTTGGGTGGTAACGACGCGATGGTGTCCTTAGAAAGGCTAACACGCTCTACCGTGGCTGCTGCCTTCTTCACATCCAGCATTGAAGATGCGCGGGTTAGGTTGTTCACCACCTGGGCCAACTCTGATGGATCACCGTCAACCAATGCTTTGTGTGCGGTTGACACGACCTTTGAGGCGGCAACCATCAAGACTTGTGCCTTGAGTGATGCTATGTAGCCCGTGATCGCGGCGGTGTCCTCAACTTTCCTTTCCCCTTTACAGGTAAGCGAGTTGAGTAGTGGCTTTAGCCTTTCATCACCAACGACGGGTAAGGCTACCTCGTAAAACTCGTAAACGCTAGAAGCCAACGCAGGGTCAACTACCGCGTTTCCTACCGTGTTGGCCAGTTCTGACACAGAGGTGAGTATGCGTGCGAAACGCTGCTTGATATTCATGTGTTTGACACATGCGGCTTGTTACCAGTTTCCAGCCTGTGGTTATTGACGGTGAACTTCTGCGCGGCAAGGTCTGCTATAGCACGCGCACTCATTCCCCTGCTTTTCATGAGAGTGAACAGGAAGAACATTACGTCAATCAACTCTTCATTAGCTGCTAGTATCTGTACTGGTTGGTGGCGAAGCTTCTCCTGGAACTCTTCCAGTTCTTCGATGCACCTTTCAGCGATGTGCGACTCATCTATGGGTTTGTACCCAGCCTTCCTGCGGAAGAAGGCGTTGCTTAGTGTAAGCAACCCGTCAAGCGTTGCGTGTCCACTATCGGGCACGGATACGCGGGTGGCACACTGTGAAGTGTCAATGACGGTGTGCATTACGCCGTCAAGGATCGAAGCGAAGTAGCTTTCATGGCTGTAATCATCACCTTCGTTTCTGATCTTGGTTATGTCAAGGTCATACCTTGCGCCGTCATGCATGTCTCTTGCTCGTACCCTACTGACCCTGATGTTAGTAGGGCACACTGTCCGCACAACGCTTACCGCCACGCCGTTACGGAGCAATTCGCCAATCCAACCTACCTGTGCAAGGTTCCTGGGGAACGCTTCTGCTACTACGTGTCCGTAAGTTTCGACAGACGAAAACAACAGATCCTTCACCATTCCGTCAAGACGGTGAGGAGCCACAACGTTCTCGTCTGTGCCAACCTTCGTCAGCTTCCTTACGAAGTCACCACTGTGAACAGGAGCAAACAACCCTGACAGCGAGTTAGCCAGCGTTGATTTCCCGCTACCCGTCGAACCCGTTATGAGGATGCACGTCTTCATGATACGGTCACTACCTACGGATCACTTCGTTATTCTTGGCACCGGTTCCAATGAGGGCCACGCGTGTCTGTGACGTGTTCTCGACGAACTCCACAAAGGACTTGCTCTGCGCGGACAGTGCACTGTAGTGCGACTTACCGGCGTCCGCAGCGTTCACGTACTGCATGAAGTTCAAGAACAGCCAGTCGGGCTGGTTGGCGGCAACAAACTGTGCAACCTGCATGGGCGAGAATGTAAACACACGACGGACACGCTTAGTTACTGTGGTGTGCTCCAGGATCGGTGTTGCGCTTCCGCTATCGGTAGTGATAGCCTGCCACGACAACTCCGCTTGGTCAGGCCAGCAAGGCCCACTCCAGCCACCGTCAACGTTGCCTACACGGATTGGGTACGTGCGGATGCACCCTATGACTTGGGAAACCTGCTTGTGCGGAATACCCATGCTGTTGATGGCTGCACCAACAGTGATGTCTCTGGATGTAAGATACGGGTAATCGAACCCGTGGTTGATCGACAGGTCGAAACCCTGTGACATCTCGAACAGCACAGTTGCGCCCTTGTTTACGTAAGTGCGTACCGCCTCACACGTGTCCATGATGAATCTTGACGGCAACAGATTCATGGCAAGCTTGGTGTCTTTGAGGCGTAGAATCTTTCTGGCTATCGCGTGTCCGGTCCCTTGCATCGTGCCTGCCACGTGCCTGCCCGTGAGCGAAGCTGCAGCGGCGTCATCGGGTGTGACCACCGCAACTCTTGGGTGGACAAACACGCGATTTTCACCTACCAGCGCTGCTTCTTTCAGAAACGTGTCAATGTTGATCACGCTGTCGGGCATGATCAGTACCATCGCGTTCCTGGCCGTGATCGAGGACGAGGGCAACGCTTTCAGCACCGTGGCGTTGCCGTCGTTGTCAACGTAGGTGTGCCCTGCGTTTGGACCAAACGAGGAGCACACGATGTCTGGGTTGTCCTCACCCAGCATACCGCACAGCTTGCCCTTACCCGTCGAACCCCACTGACCATCCAGCACTATGTTGACGCCATGCTTAAGCATAACTTACCCCTTTCCTTTCGTCTTTCGCGCTTTCCCGATGTAGGCAGCACTGTACGTGTCGAACACGCGTACGTTGCGCCTGTACACTTCAATCATCTTCTTTACGTGACGTGCTGCGAAGTCTTCAACGCGGATTCCCGTGTTCGATACGTACTGTATGCACCGGTCGTCCCACAACTCAACACAACCGATGTCTTTCTTGCAGGTAACCTTGAGTTTACCCAGGCCGTGTCGTTTCAACCACCGCTTTACCGGCGGTATCTGGTGGCTTATGCAGGCACGAGCCGTAAAAATGCGCACTTCAACGCCAACAGCAATCAGTGCCTTTACACGGATTAGCACGCTGGGTATGACCTGCCCGATATGGTTGTGGCCACGCCATCCGTCGTAGTGTGCGAGAACGCCATCAAGGTCAACACCAACCCAGCCTTCTTTCTTCATACGCCTAGGCTCCTTACTCTATAAACGGTTGAACGGGCAAGGCTGTTTCGCGTAACTAGGTAACGACAGTTGGCCACAGCACCTGCTCTGGTGAGTTCGTTGTACAGGTTATCGTCAATGTTCAGCACGTAAAGCGTACTAACGTACTCCACAATCGCGAACGCCACACCATGCTGAACCGTTACGGTGTTGCCCCTGTACGGTATCAACCTAAGCACTTGCTCTGCTCCAAGAGACAACAGCGGAAAGTCAACCACCTGCATGTCGTCAACAGGACCAGTAACGTTAAGAGAGCGTAAGTCGTTCGTGTTCTTTACCATAGTACCACGTCCTTCCGTGTTTACCGTCCATGACAAGTTTGATAGGGTTGTAGATTTCGGGTATCAAACTGTGGGGCAGGCAGATGCAGTGGACACGCGCCAACCGCACAACCTCGTCGAATTCGCTATGCAGCACGTCGAACACAAGAGCGTCGTGTATTTGGTTTATCACCCGTGACTGCATGTTAGCCGTGTTCAGTGCTTCAACCATCGCAACCATGGCAATTAGCGTGGTGAATCTTCCAGGGTTAGAAATCAAGTAGTCGGTTGCTTGCCGTTCTGCCTTGGCACGTACTGCCTTATCGTCACTGGTGAAATAGGGCAGGTGTCTCACACGGCCTGTCGGACTTATGACGTACGAATGCCTGCGAGCGAAGGCATGCTGATTTTCCTGCGTCTTCTTGATTTCTGGGTTGGCTTCAAAGAAACGACCTAGTATGGTTTCAGCGTTACGAACCGGAATACCGGCCAGTTCTGCTAACCCCTTGGCCGTGATTTCGGTGATGACGCTAAAATTGATACGCTTGCCCAACTGCCTTGCGTTAGCACAAACTTTATCGTTCCTTGTGAGTCTGTCCAAGAACTCCTCTTCCGGTATACCCAGCACGGCCTGGGCACCCGTCCTTGCATGCAGGTCTTTTCCACTGAGAAACGCGTCAATGAAACCCTTGCACTTCGACACGTTGCCCATGATCCTTAGGTGTAGCTGCGAATAATCAAGTTCGAGAATCGAGCCACTGGAGCCAAAGCGAGATACCACCATTCTGCGTATCGGGTCTTTGGGTATGTTCAACACCGGTGGATCATACGAAGTCAGTTGACCTGTCAACAAATCGGTACAGCTAAAGTTCGTCCTGAGCACGCCACCCTGCCCCATTGCGTCTGACGCATAATTAAGTATGCCAGACAGGAAAGACAGCTTGCTAGACACTTCCATCATTTCTACCGCCACCGGCTCTTTCCTGCCTTCAAGCACGGTTTTTGAGGACGAGTCAACGTTGATGCCGGAAAGCTTCAGCAGCTTTATCTTCTGCTTCGGCTTCTTTATGTCAAACTGCGTCATGCCCAGCGCCTTTGCCCTACCCCTCAAGCTTGTTTCAAGCTGGCTCACCCTGGCGATGTACTCTGACCGGATCTTCATCACCGTTTCTATATCAAGCTTTATTCCGCTCAGTTCCATGTAGGAGAGCGCCAGTTGTGCGCGGCTCATGATTTCGAGGGATAGGGTCAGGTTGGATGCTGGCTCGTTCTTGAACAGGTTGGTAAGTCTACTATAGACTTTGGCAGTAACAAACGCGTCAAGCGCGTTGTACCTTGCGAGCAAGTGCGGTGGTGCGTCTGCATGTCTGCGTTCCAGTAACACGCTGCCCTTTGACGGGTGAAGCGGATGAAGAAAGTCGGTCATCATCAAGTCGTAACCAGCCATACCGACTGTGGCAGACAGGAACTCAAGCCCTTTGTGTCCTTCTTCGTTGATGTGAGCAGACATAACTTGTACGTCTGCTTTCACCACCAGCGGCATCTTGTGCTTGACGATGGCCCATTTCTGCTCGAACTTGGCATTACATAGGATGACAGGAACGCCACGCGCTATCACCTGCCCGAATACGTGTTGTGCCTTGGTGCTGTTGGTGGTTACGTAGGAAACGTTACTTGCCAAGTCGTACAATGCAATTGACGCGACTCGTCCCGCGTGCGGGTCAAGGTCCGTGGTTTCAATGTCAAGGGATAGTGGACCGGCGCTGTTAATCAGTTGCTCTGCAGTTGCGTCGTCGTATGCGCTGGGTGGCAGTACAAAATCATCAAACGGGCAACGGTCTGAAACGAAGATGTTACGAACAGCCTGTGCACACCACGCCGTTGACTCTATTGACATTACCGTTGCTGGTTGCCCGATAGACGGAACGGAGAAGACGTAAAGGTCATCACACAACTTGTGTATCCGCATAGACGGAACATCGGTTTCGCCCGTGTGGACGATGTTACAGCACCGAGGTTGAGTGGATGGCCCTACACTGAACTTGGGTATAAAGGCACGAAATACATCAAGTTCTTGCTTGCTCCACTCACCCACGATATGCACGGGTGTTGGCCGTGCATACGTGGGTAGCTGCAGCTTGGTCTCTCCAACATCGAATAGTGAAAGCTGACTCATTACACCGTGGGCTGCTTCGCGTTCTTCTTCTTCTGCGTGGTCCCGTCACTGGTGTTTGTGTCAGGGTCAGCGCACTTGGTGGACGCGATAAGCTTCGCCAGATCGGGCGCTGCCCAGGTGCCTTTGCCCCACCTGTTTTTAGCAACAACCTGGTCTGTGCCATCCAGCCTTATGAAGCGTTCACCTTCGTGGCCCTCTTTCCGGCTAACTTCCACGTGACCCACAATGTCGAACATACCACAGACTTCCGGTGTCAGCTTCTTCGACATCATCGGGTAAAGCCTTGTTCGCGTGGTGCCTTCACTCGCTTCCAGTTCGACGGGCATTTCCAGCGCTGTGACCACGATGTTGATGCCGTGTTCGCGCAAGTCACGCAGACGGCGAATGTAGTCACGCATCTTGAAGGTGGCCACCCCGTAGTCGTTCAAGGTAGGCGTACCGGTTGACGACTTCCTACCAAGACAGACCAGCATGAACTTTTCAAGTTCAGTGGCCGAATCAAGGCATATGTTGTCGTAAGCAGGCTTTGATGCCGTGAGTTCGTCGAACAACTCACGCAGACCGGTGAGGTCTTCGGGAATAGTAGCGATGTCCACGTCCTTATCACGCAGCACCACCGTTCCACCCTCAATATCGATAACCAACGTCTTGCCGCCTAACGTACCAAGGCACGACGTTTTGCCTGCGCCACTTTCCCCATACAGCAGGATCGTGGCACCAGTGGCGTCAGAACTCCGCGCATTCCGTACCTTCATCTGTCACTACTCCTTTCGTGTTACCTTCACCCTTACCCTGTGTAAAGCACATCTCTCGCACTTCCGGACAGTCATCCACGCAGATTGAGGCGTAGGGGCACGAACGGTATCTGCACGCTGCGGGATTACGGTAGAAGCTACCGCACTTGACCGCTTTGGCCATGTCAGTGCTAACCTGTTTCATCAGTTCGACAAACTGCTTGCCACGCTCCACGGAACGAGTAACCATCACTGACCTGATGGCGTCTGGATGTGCAACGTACCACTCAGCAAGTCGGTTTGTGTATTCTTCGATCGTTTCGTCCTTGTCGCGGCATGAGGCGTACAGTGCTCCAGACTTCGTGTACTTGCGGTCTGCTTCCGGTGTAGCCAGGGCCAGCTTGATAGCTGGCATCTGAATGAAGACATAAAGCACGATGCGTGCGTATGTCCCACGGTTACGCTCTGCTACCTGCGAATGAAGGTAGAAGTCAGGCTGGTAATCAAGGCCCAACTGAGCCTCTTGTATCGGTGCAAGCATCTGCACTCGCTTGTACTCTACCACGACCGGAACCGGCGTGGCTTCTGCCCCAATCAGCACCGAACCGATGCCGTCCACGTAGCCTGTCAGCGTTACCTTGCCCCTACGGGTAAGCGGTTCCTCTATCCTGACTTCCGTTTCGCGAACGTTGATTGCCGTGTACAAGCTGCTTGCGAAATACTGCCAAAGTGCAGACTTGCAGCGAGCCAGCATCAGCGCAGTATCGTTGGACTCGGTTGCTTCCGCTTCCTGCTTCATGACTTCGAACGCCGCTTGGATGTTCTTGGTCTTGGCCAACGCCGCAAGACCGATGTGCAACAGCGTTCCTTCCCTGAGCGGAGCCGGTCCGGTCTCCTTGGGCACCAAGTCTTCGATGTAACGAAGAAAGAACTTGCGCCTACACTCAATGAAGGTGGAAACCTTCGAGTACGAAAGCTGCAGGTGCACTTTGTCAGAAGGGCACATCTTCGTTCTCCTGCGTCGCAGCGGTTTGGCTCGCTTCCGTTGCCGCTACCGGCCTTCGAGTCTGTGCCTGTGCCTGCGGTGTGATGTCGGGCACCTTATCAATCGCGGGGTCATACCGCAGAAAGTAGTGAATGATGGCGCGTGTCTTACCATCACGCGTTTCGTGCTTGATTCTGGCACGAAAGCGCTTGTTGTGAAGCATGCTGACACTGAGTTTGACACGTTTCGTGGTGTCAATGCCGATACCATCCAACAGCCTGCCAAGAAACGAGGCTTGGTACTGACCCTCTGGCACCGTGTAGAACAGGTAGTAACCGCGTCCCTGGGTGGAAAGCACTTCTGCCTTGACGTTCAAGTAGCGGTTGCCCGTGTTGCTGGATGTGCGGAACTCCGTATCCTTCTGTCTGATGATCGCAACCACTTCTGCCCCTGCAGGTGGAATGTCGAACGCCACAGGTGCCTTTTCGTCTTTGGGCCGGTCTGCGGGGTTGAACTCAAGATCGAATGTTTCCTGTGTAGCGCCTTGCTTCTTGTTCATACCTTCTTTCTCCTATTTCTACGGTCCGTGTTCTGTAGCCTCTTGAAACTCATTCCAAGATAAAACGAACGGCGGGTCACGAGCGTTTCATACCCCTAGAGACAAACGAAAACGTTTAAATAGGCTTGCTGCTACTTGACAAGTAAAAAGCGGTGTGTTATAATATTCTTGCGGTCAGGGAAACCCGCAGAGAGAAAGGAAGGTTGAGACGATGAAGACGATGTTCACAGGGAAGACGCAAGTGATGATGCCAGAGACTGACGACGTTACCAACTTGAAAGTGGGGGATGAAGCGCCGTCCTTTTCTGGAATAATGCGCAAGGTTGCCCGTATCACGTCCTGTGGAACCACCCACACGGGGCAGCGGTATGTGTGCTACTACACGGAAATAAGCCCAAGCTGCTGCGTTAGCATGTCGATGGTGGCTCAGCGGCTTGTAAGAGACCTTAATACGACCCGCTTCCACACGTCAGCGGAACTGGATGTGTTCGAACGCATGATGCAGAAGCAGTAATCCACAACACAAGGAGGATAGAAACATGAAACAAGCAGCGGTGAACATGAAGGCGATAATTCGGAAGTTAAACGGGATCGATGCCGACTTGCAGCGCCTCGACGGGTGGAGTCCGTCAGAGTTGGGTGATCGTCAGCTTGGTGGGGATCTTGAGGCTCTGCGCCAACATGTTGACAACGCGATTGGCCGTTGTTCGAAGATGTACCTGAGGCTGCTCGTCCACAGGGAGGGTTGATCATGAAAAAGGCGCGAAACGGTTTTGAACTTGCGGATGACATCGGTTTGCGTCTGGCGCGAGAGACGCTGACGACCCAAGAGGTTGCGTTTGTTGTCGGCTCTTACTGCCGGAACGTAATGAGCGGGGAGGGTTACGTGGTTATGATGCGAGAAATCGCTGCCAAGATCAAGGCGTACGCCGATCACGCAGAGGCAGAATACAAAGCGAACCCACGGCGCTATGAAGTAACAGTAGGAGGTTGATCATGAAAAAGGCACCGACAAGCTGGAAGTACGCGTTGGCGATCGTTACCGAGAAGGATGGAGAAACGCATAACAACACCTTGCTGAACCTTACATCCACACAGGTTGACAAACTTCTGCTACCACGACCGGACCTTGTGAATAGGCTGCTTACAATGAAGCGGGTCAGGCAGAGCGAGATAGCTATGCCTCTGTCTCGCAGCACAATGTTGATGGTGTGGCCGTTCTGAACCCATAACACGTAACAAACCCTTCCTTACAGGAAGGGAGACGGGGACTACTCACCCATGAGCGCACATAACAACAGACCCCGACTGGCGCTCTGTGAGGTTGAGAAGGAGAAGGTCATGAGTCGTAACATTACGCGTAACGCTTCGGGTCATGCAGTGAAAGAACGACTTCGAGTGCTGGTAGCTTGTGAGTTCAGCGGAACCGTGCGCGATGCCTTTCGGGCATTGGGCCATGACGCCATGAGTTGCGATCTGCTGCCGACCGAGACGCCCGGACCGCACTATCAGGGAGACGTGCGCGACGTTCTGACGCCGGGACGATGGGACTTGGTGATCGCACACCCGCCATGCACACACTTAGCGGTCAGCGGTGCGCGTTGGTTCAAGGACAAGGCGAGGGAGCAGGCCGAGGCTTTGGACTTTGTGCGCCTGCTGCTGGCTGCGCCCGTGCCGCATATCGCGCTGGAAAATCCGGTTAGCGTGATTTCCAGCCGTGTGAGGAAGCCTGACCAAGTGATACAGCCTTGGATGTTCGGGCATGGCGAGACAAAGGCTACCTGCTTATGGTTGGTGAACCTACCGCCGTTGCGAGCGTCGAATGTGGTTGATGGTCGTGAAGCGCGGGTATGGAAGATGGGGCCGAGTCCGAACAGATGGCGGGAACGGTCACGGACGTTTTCGGGCATCGCTGCCGCGATGGCCGACCAGTGGGGCGCGTTCTGTAGTACGAAGGAGGATTGACCATAAGAACCACTGAGCGAAGCTACGGCGTGCGGCGTGATGGGCGACTCCGTTTGGTACGCAAAGAAGAGAGGAGAAGCGTGCGGCGGTCCTGCTTGTCAACTGCAGGCGGTGAAACATGGGGGCGTTACCACACGTTATAACGTGAGGCTGACATGAGGAACAAGAACATAGAAGTTTCGGTTTTTACGGTTGCCGTCGAACTGATGGTGAGTCCTGAGGCTATCTACAGATTGATCAGGCTTGGAAAGGTCCGGCCTGTGAACACGAACCCCATACGAGTGACTGTCAATGACGTGGCAGCAGCTTTGGTCAAGGGTGGAACCGCTCGCAAGGCGAGTGGTTGCGAACGCGTTGAGCGGTAGCGTTGGTGGCACCGATGTTGACGACATCTTACAGGAAGTGGCGCTGTCAAGCTGGATGGCACACGAGAACGGCGAGCGGTGTACGCCGTCGTTCTGGGCTTCCAAGGCAAGATGGCTCACCATTGACCACCTACGCAGGCATAGACGGGTTCAGCCTATTCCGGAGTTCTGGGACGTCGAAGATCCCAGGATGCCATGCCCGACGATGGCAAGGCAAGATGTGGTTGCGTTACTTGGACCGAGGCTGGGAACCTTGGTCTGCAGAGGCTACACGCTTACAGAGATTGCCAAGGAGACGGGGGTTTCCAAGGCTACAGTGTCACGAGTGGTGGCTAAGGTAAAGGAGATGGTCATGTCGCACAAGCTGAGAATAAAGGAGTTTGGCATACCGATTGGAGATACGCGCAAGTTTCGCGTGTATCAGGGTGACGTGTGGGTGGCTTCCGTGGTGATGTGCAAGGAAACACGCGAAGTGGTTATGCGTGCTAGGAATGTTGATGTGAGCGTTGAGGACATCAACTCGGTTTTGGACGCTGCGTACACGTCCAAGCCCGACGTTAACGAGGTACGTAGCAACAATGCGGAGTTGGGATCTGCCGGTACGTTGGGTTCCAGCCTGCAGGAGACGGAGGACATGAAGAGAAAGAAGAAGGAAGCGAAGAAGGCCAGCGCAGCAAAGGCGAGGGCCAAGAAGTCGGCTATACCGGCAGGGTTCCTGTGCGGTGATGTAAAGGGTGACGATTTCCCGCCTACGCTCGAAAAGTGGGCGGAGATGTGCGGTGGTGTGGGTAACTGCCTTGGTGGCAGTGGCTTCAAGGTGAAGGCGCGTTTCAAACCTGGGTGGGACGCCAAGCTGAAGTCGGCGCTGAAACAGAAGGGAACGGACAACGCGAAGGCGCTCGCTGACCAGCTTGGTTGGCTTACTCTGATCAGGTGGGGCTAGAACACTGCGTGGGTGGTGGCACCAGCAAGCAAGAGGTGCTGCCACCCACGCTTGGAGGATACGCCGTGTTTCTCAACTTTCTTAAGCGCCAGCTCTCGTCAACCAAGACATGGAAAACGGTGCCTACAGACGATCGTTCTTTTGCCGCTTCAATAGACACCTTACCCTCGGTTACGCATACGCGTATACGCAGGCGTGGCAGGGGATCAAGCCCCAACCGTTACCGTTTCGGAATGGTGCTGCTCAAGTCTGGACAGTGGATTTCGTTCCACGACTTGCGCTGCAAGATTTTGTGCGGTGCTGATCGAAGCAAAATCGTCGCTCAGTAGCGATGAACACCGTACTATCAAGATACGCCGCATCAGAACTGGCGAAGGGGCACGGCATAAGACCAAGGGCTTCCTGGATACACGTCAAGTGTCCGATGTGCCACGACAAGTCAGCACACCTGGGCATCAACACACAGACCGGCCAGATTCGCTGTTTGAAGTGCGGCTCAACATCGCGGCTACAAGGTTTCCACGCTGGTCCCACTAAAATACCAGTAAAGAAACGTCAGCAGGAGAACCTTGACAGCTTGTTTACCAGCGAAATAGACGCCACGGTAGCCAGCTACTTGAGCGGTCGTGGCATCGCCTTACCAGACCCTGCTGTGGCGTGTGGCCGTGGTAAAGCGGATGGTTGCCCCTGTTTCCTATCCATCGGGTCAACCGGTGATGTCGTATACTTGCAGTGGCGAAGGATTGACCGGAAGCAATACGTGTCTCCGGACGGCACGTTACCAAGACTTTCCTTCGTGGGCCACAAGGCAGAAAACCGTAAACACTTACTAATTCTAACTGAAGGTCCGGTTGACGCCATAAAGGTGAGACAGGCCACAGGGTGCTGGTCAAGCCCTCTGTGTGGTGTGACGCTCAACAGCAACTATTTGGCAGACATCATAGAGTCTGGCGCTGACATGGTACTGGTTGCGCTCGACAACGACACCACGGGGCGTTTTGCCACATCCAAGGTTTCAACCATCCTAGAATCAGTGGGCTTGTGTGTGCGGTGTGTTGACTGGGGTGGCACCCAGCACAAGGACTTCGGAGACATGAATCACGCAGAGATACGGTGGACGGTGAAAACGTCGTTGATGCTTGACGAGGACCGAAGACAGGAGGTTAGTAGTGACGGAATTACTGGTAGCACTGGCCACTAAGCAGGCGCTGTTCGTGTTGGGTGGGTTCATGTTTATCCTGGGCTGGATCTGTGAAATGGCAGGAAGTCGGTGAGTATGCGGGGTCTGCCTGACAACTTTGTGTATTGCGACAAGTGTAACCGTGCACACCACAAAACTACAAGTCACGTTTGTTACACAGTCGGACAACGAGGTTACAGGACACAACAGACCCCTTCTAACCCCACTTCTTTACCTAATCCCTGCTCTTACCCTGCCAGCCACCCCCAAGCCCCTTCGAAGGGCAAGGAAACCCCAGCACAGGCCATTCCGAAAGGGCCAAACCAGACGGAACGGGAAGCACTTGAGTTGCTAAACCATCTTACACCCGTGAGCCTGACCTTTGAAGGTCGTAGCTTTCCGCTTGCCGGTGGTCACACGTTCACACCTGACTGGTGTTCGCCAACGATGTGCGTAGAAGTGAAGGGTGAACACATTCACAGCAGGGACTCACGCATTTTCTTTGATATTGCCAGAACACAGTACCCAGACATAGTGTGGGTCTGGGTCAGGAAAAGGTCAAAGGGACGTAAGGGTAAACGATGGGACATCGAGATATACAACCACAGCGGTAGCAGGAGGATGATTGCGCCATGAAGGCACAGAACGTAAGGGAAAACGTTACACCGCTTGACCTTATCGCCATTTACCGGTATGTTGTTGAGCAGGCTTGGTCGTTTAGAAGGATTGCACGTGCCAACCGCACAAGATTTGCTGCGGACGGTATTCCGCACTATGTTAGCCCAGCACCAAGGGCTGCGTATGTCGCTTACCGCAGGGTTTCAAGATTGATGAGGGCAAGGTTGTTCCGCAAGCCAAAGCCAATGTTGCGTGCTGGGTACAACGTTGGTTAGGTGGTTTACACCCAATACCGCTTTTGCGCGTGCGTCAGAAGGAAAACAAGAAACTTCTTGAAAAGATAAAAAGATAAGAAAGAGAAACCAGGGAGGCAAGAGATGGACGTGCTTCAAGACACCGACCGCATGCCGTGGGGCAAGTACAAGGGGAACGTCATGCAAGTCGTTCCTGCGTCCTATCTTCACTGGCTGTGGACCAATGAACGTGATCCAATGAAACTCAAGGCCAAAGTTGACCCTGTAGCTGCGTACATCGAGCGGAACATGGCTGCGCTGCAGCAGGAGTACCCTGATGGAATCTGGTAAGCCAGAGAAAGAGCCGTGTGTTGAGTCTTGTGTCCTTGGCGACATGGGCCACTGCGGACGCACCGACCACGAGCGTATGTCGCACTGCGAAAAACGGTTCTACGCGGGACTGCCGCAGTTGTCCAATCTGGACCGCCGCGCTGACGACGAGTGGCACCGATGGCGCAGCGGCGAAACCATGACCGAGACTGAGAAGGCGTACTACAGGAAGGGAGGCGTGAGATGACGCGAGTGGTCAAGGCGCACCAACAGCGGGATGGCAGGTTCACGGTCTACGCGGATGCCGAGTGGCTTCCGCAGAACGACCCGAAACGGAAACTGACAATGGAGAGCGACGTTGACGCTCGTTTTGTCATGTCCGTAATGGTGCGAATCGGACAGGCAAATGACTTTTATGTGCCTAACAGCGCGATATACCCCGCAAAAGATAGCAAGGAGACCCCATGACCCTGCGCGGCTTCTGGAGCATGCTCTGCGCCGGGGTGCGGCGCGGGTTCTCGGTGAGTTGGACGTGGAGATGGAAGTGAAAGGAGAAGCACGATGAGCGCGATCACTGGCTCCGACATTCTGACGACCAAGGTGGTCAAGGTCGTGGATCACGAAATCACCGGATTCACCGCGACGTTGTTGGCTGATCTTCGGGACTGCGAAGAGGTCTTGGTGTCGGGCAGCCCTATTGACCAACAGGACGCTAAGGAGCTGCGCTGCAAGGTGACGATCACTGGACCAACGCGGCTTCTCGCTCCGCTCATGGACGCGCTGACATCCAACAGCGCGATACGCCGCAAAGACGAGGACAACAACGACGAAACCAAGTGTTCTGGATGCAAGTACGAGGAATGCGGTAAGACAAAAAGGGCAAATGGTTCTCCGGTGCATTACGTCCTCTGCGTTTGCGAGAACTGCGGGTGGACGGACGGCTTCCGTGAGGATTGTATCAGCGGCCAACGCGCGGACGGATACTGCGACCACTGCGACGAGCCACGAGAGTTCCGGGTGATCGAAGAGAACACGAAAGCTGAGGGTTGAGGAATGAAGCGAAGCGGAATGACGAATACCCTACGGCGCTTGGTTGGGCGCTGGTTGGAGATGGTTCCGGCAGAGAAGGCGGCGGAAGAACGCGAGCACCTGATTACGACCGCCCGCGAGTGGCGCGAACGCCACGACGAAATGGCGCGCGGACGCATTAGCGTCACGATGGAACCGCCGATGATGACTGTGGCGAACGTGCGCCTCGCGGTAACAGACGTGCGCGACAGGTGCGAACGCGAGCACCTACTGGCTATGGTTGTCGAAACGATCAGGAGACAGGCGCGATGGTAGCGCCCAACAACACGAGGGATAGTAAGGAGACTGCATGATAACGTTAGACAAGACATACTACCGTAGACGCATGCAACATGACCTGGAAAGGATGCAGACCCTGCTCGCAAAACAAGAATACCTACTGAACAAAATGACAAAACCAACACCACGACCGAAACGAAACTGCATGACCTGTAAGCACTGGAAAGCACAGGCACAACCCACACACGGCAAATTCAAAGTGGGGATCTGCAAGAAGTTCGATACGGCAACCCTCAACACATGGGGAACCGAATGCAAAGACTGGAAAGGGTAAACTTGAGGTAACACTAAAATGCCAGAATGTCATAAATGCAGAATGGTACACAACAGTAACCAGACACCCAGGCGAAAGAGGGGGTGGAAGAAATCACCCTGCTCAACATGTGAGGGTCCGCGTGACGATAATCACGTAGGCCGCACATTCGTTAGGTGGTATGATCAGGCAGACGCGATACGGAACAACGTTGCTGCGGCAGAAGAAGTTGCGGTCACGCGTTGCTCTGATGACCTGGTGCTGGCATTCAGCGTCATGTTGCGCGGGTTCATGTCGCTACCAAGCAAGACACGTGATGTGGTGGCGTATATCGTTCTGAACCGTTCTGCTACGTATTCCAGCGCGGCCAGAGCGTTTCGGTGTACACGGCAACGGATCAACACGAGGCTGAACAAGGCTACTAGGAAGTGGCCGTTACTGAAACATCTTATAGTCAGGAAGGTTGACAGCGTGGCCAAAGGTGAAGGAGCCACGCATGCCAGTCAAAGCACGTAGGCCGGACCTCAGGGGTTCACACGTTGGTGACACCCTGCTCACACCCAAGCAGCGCCTGTTCGTCATCGAGTACCTGAGAGACTTCTGTGGTACAAAGGCCGCAATTCGAGCCGGTTACAGCAAGAGAACCGCAGCTTCACTCGCCACCCAGACACTACGCAAGCCTTACGTCGCGAAGGTCGTAAACGACGCCATCGAGGCACGGCGTAAGAGGGTAGAAGTCAGCGCAGATCGCGTTCTGTCCGAACTCGCCAAGATTGCGTTCACCGATCTTACCGACATCATCAGTATTGCACGTGGTCGTGTTACCGTGCGTGACACGAACGAACTCACACCCGAACAACGGGGAGCCATCGTTGAAGTAAACGAAAGCTTGCACGGCATGCGTATCAAGCTGCACGACAAGAAGGGTGCACTTGAGTTGCTGGGTAGGCATCTTGGTTTGTTCCCAAACCGTGTTGAAGTCACGGGTAAGGGTGGTGGTCCCGTCTCGCTGACAGACGCCATGACAGACGAAGAACTGCAGCGGATAGCACGAGGCACCGAAGATGGTAAGTAGGAAACAAGCTGCGGAAGAAATCTTGCGCCGACGTGCTGCGCGAGTTTCGCTGCTGGCGTTCATGTCCTACGTGTGGTGGATGCCTCACCCGTTCATCATCGGTAGTCACACCCAGGCAGTCTGCGCCAGAATAGACC